TCGAATCCAAGATCAAGGATCGCGGCTGCAGCCTGATGGCGACCGAGAACGGGGATTTGATTCATCGCGACGAAGATCCGACGACCAAGATGATGCGCACGATCATGCACGCCTTCGCAGAATTCGATCGGTCGGTGCGCAACGCTCGCACCCGGGCCGGTATGCTGCGGAACCAGCGGAACGGTCGTCGACAATCGGCCCAGACTCCTTACGGCTGGCGCACCGATCCTGATTCCGAACCGAATGAATACGGCAACCCGTCGGGAATGCTCCCGGTCGACGCAGAACAGCGTGGCATCGAGCGAATGCGAGAGTTGCACGCCGACGGGAATTCGTATCGGGCGATTTGCAAGACCCTGGCCCTGGAGGGATACCCTCCGCGTGGCAGGGAATGGCATCCTGGATCGGTTCGGCGCATCATCAAGCGGCGTTAGGTTTCGGATCGATCTTGTCCAGCTTTCCGACGACTCCGGCCAATCGCTTCAATGACTCATGATCGTAGTGGGTCAGCGAAGTCTTCAATTTCTGGTGGCCGAGTAGATGCGAGCCGGCTTGGGTGAAACCATGATCGGCCATCATCGTCATCGCACCATGACGTAACTGGTTGGGAGTCCATCGGTTAAGCGAAACCCCAGCGCGTGCCGCACGCTTGAATCCACTATCAAGATGAGTCCTGTAGGTCAACTCACTGAATCGCTCATCGCAGCGCGACTGCAGTCTTTCTCGACGAGATTCCGCGCCCTTTCGCCTACGTCGCATTTGACCCGGCGTTGTCGATGGCTTGTCCCCCGTTTTGCAGAATCCGTTTCGGTTGTTTATATGGTGAATCACCCACTCATACGCCTCCCACGGTTTGAACAAATATTCGTCCTCGGTTTCGCACGCATCGACCAGTTCGCCGATCGCCTCTCGACAACGCCAATTCAGAACCTTGATCAACTTCACACTCTTGCTGGATCGCCAGGAATTCTTATGGGATGAGGGAAGGTAGTACATGATTCCGTCGATATTCTCCAACAAATCCATCGGTCGCATAGTGCAAGCCTCAGAGGGCCGCATACCAGCCCAGAACTGACAAGTGACCATCGCACGGACGTTGGGTGCCAAGAACGGAAGCAGTTGGGTTGCCTGGGGATACGGATGATCGGCCCCACGGTCATCCCAGAAAACTGGTATCGTATCTATCTTCTCCGTTACGCCTTTCCGTAGCGGCTTCAACGACGCGACGGAACCAAATTCCAAGTCTAGCCGCACCGGTATCAATTTGTTCTCGGCGTGGCACCACCTGAGCCATCGTCTGAAGTCAGCGAGAATCTGATTGATGCGAGTCCGATTCTTGCCCTGACCGATCATGTGATTGCGAAATCTTTTGTATTCCGCAACAGTCAATTCCGACCAGTAGATGTCACCGAAGAAATCAATCGCGAAACTCGTCAACCACTTCTGATGATGCCCAGGACGTGCAGTGTGAGAAAATTCCTCGACGGCCCATGAGCAATAACGATCTGCAAGGTCGCTCAATGTAAGATGATCAATCGAGACTGAGGGCAGCCCCGCGGCGACATCGAAATCCGTTCTGCTGACGACCGAATCGATCTTTCGATCCAGCATCGCCTGGCTGAACGTCGCCCACCATGTCGCGTATCGACGTTCCGCTTCGTCGCGATCGCTACCAAAACTTTCAATCAGCCGATTTCCCTTGACCGAAAATCTGACCCTGAAGTGACCGTTGGCCAACTCTTCCAGCTTCGGCTTACGCATCGTTTTCCCTCACTGTTGTGAACATGTGAACGTGTCTGTAACGGTACTGTTTACAGGACTGTATCGCAACGAAGATGGCGCATCTCCCCTACAACCACCACGTCATACCGTCTTTCATCGGTTTTTGAAGAGTTTTCGTAGCATCGACACAGGCAGTCGCGGACAACAAATTGGTATCACAGTGGTACTGCAGTGGTATCACAGTGGTACTTTGCCCTCAAATCTTCCGCCGTTTCTGCTCGTACTTGGCCTGGACGACGGCCATTTCTAACTTGGCCAGGTAGGTGACCAGCAGGTCATCGGCCCGGGCCAGCTTGGTTATCGAATCGACGCGGACGGTCTTGATGTCCAGGGCTGCCATCGAGTCAGCGATCGCCAGCATTTCCGCGGCCCTTTCGGCCAGGCCGGTGGCGTTGTCTCTCATCTCGGATTCGGTCAGGTCTCCGAAACGCAACTGGTTAGGCAACGATCCGCCGCGGTTGTCAGTTTTCGTTTTTGGCACCGAGTCTCTCCCGATCGAGTGTGTGTAAGCAGACAAACCAAGACAGTTGTATATTCCGGCTGCATAACAGTCAAGGACAACATCCCCGTTACGCATTATCATCGGCAATCCGCTCGGTTTGCGTTACGGTGACTTGTATTTCCGAAAACAGATCGGATGATGTTCAATGTCAACGACCGAAGGAACGACGAACGTGCAAAATTGCCTGACCTGTGAGAAGCAAGCTATTCGCCGCGGACTCTGCCACGCCTGTTACCAGTCGGCCAGTTCGCAGATCCGACGCGGCACAATCACCTGGGACCGCGCCGAAGAACTGGGACTTTCCCGGCCACCCCGCACTTTCGGTGCCTGGATGAAGAAGATGCGCGAACTGACGGAGACTGACGGCGACGACCAGCCGCGCCAGGATGGTGCCGAGCCGGCGGAGCCGGGGCTGGACGACGACTAACCGAGGAGGCTGTGAAAATGCTCGTGTTGGGAACGAGAGAAGGCGAACGGATCGTCCTGCGGCTGCCTGATGGCCGCGAAATCGAATTGATGACGATTCGAGCGGCGAAGGGGAAATCGCGAATCGCGATTGAGGCTCCCGCCGACGTAAAAATTCTCAGAGAGAAACTTGTAGAGAGAGAGGTGACGACGTGAATGCCGCCAGCCCACTCGCGCGGGTGACGACCGAAATCAAAAGTCGGCCCAGCATGATGCTGATTATGGGTCCACCGGGAATCGGCAAAACAACACTTGCCGGTTGGATCGAAAACGTCGTGGCCCAACCCTTTGGCCGCGAAGATTCCTGGTCATTGCTCAAACAATCGGGAGCGATTCCGGCGGATCTTCCGGTCCTGCCGCGAGCCAACACCTGGCAAGAACTGATGACTAATCTTGAAGCGTTGCGGACGGAGGACCATCCGTACAAGGCGATCGCCATCGACACGGCAACGTGCGCCGAAACGCTTTGCCACGAAGAAGTGACCAATGCCGTCTACGGCGGAAGTTGGGAGCAATTCATGGCGTATCACCGCGGGTTCGACATAGCCGCCAGCGAGTATTGGGATGGCTATTTCCTGGACAAACTCGACGCGCTGCGTGACGAAAAGGGAATGTCGATCATTCTTCTCGGACACACGAAGGTTGCGCCTTTCAAGAATCCGACCGGCGAAGACTTTGACCGGTACACGCCGTGCCTCCACAAGAAGAACGCAGCGTTTTTGATCCAACGGTGTGACACGGTTCTGTTCGCAACCTGGTACACCGAAGTCGAAGACGGGAAAGGCAAAGGCGGCAAAAGTCGCGTGCTGCACACCGAACATCGCCCCGGTTTCGACGCGAAGAACCGCATGAATTTGCCCGAATCCATCGACATGGGAAACAGCGGGCAGGAAGCGTGGAAAAATCTGAAAACAGCAATCAAGGAGGCGCGGACCGATGCCTAAGAAACGAACTGCGGCCCAGAAGAAACGGATGAGTAACGCGCAGAAGAAGCGGCACGCCGATGCTCGATCCAACGGCGACGACATCACCCAGACGGTCGAGGATGTGCTGTCTGCAATCAACCTCGCTCGTGAGATTCGTCAACTGGTTCCGCCGACATCCGCCATCAAGATCGTCTCCAGCCTGGAGGAAAACGATGCCTGAATATCCTCCAGGGAAATACCGAGCAACGGTCGAGAGCCAGGGATTCGATCGCAACACCAACGGCAAAGAGTATTTCGGCTTGGTGATTCGACCGACGGTTCATTTCACCGATTCGTCGGCCAGCGAAACCGAATTCGTGAACAACCCGTTCCCGCGAACGGTCAAGTTCTGGTTGACCAGCGACAAGTCGATTGCCTACAGCCGTAAAAAGCTGATGCACGCGACTGCTTGGGATGGCACCAGTTGGGCGACTCTCGATCCTGAATTGCCCAACCACCTGAATCTGACGGGCGTCGAGATTGAAGTCATCAACGAGCATTCCGCCGGCAGCAGCAATCCCGACAAGATGTACGACAATTTCGACGTGCAGTTGCCCCGCCAGGCGGAAATGAAGAACGACAGCGGCATCGCCAAGCGACTGGATCGGCTGGGCGGGACTGTTCCCGCTGCAGCCCCGGCCCCGGCCCCGGCAGCGGCACCCGCACCGCCGACGACAACGACAACGACCGTGATCGGTGACGACGTACCGTTCTGATCCACTGACATAGCCCGCTAAAAAGGGCAACACGGTTAGACGCCGAGATTCGACCGGATTCGACTGAATCGGGAAGCGCACGGCAGTAGTACCGGGGCCGCGGCCAAAAGCTACTGCGAACAAATTGCCCGTGAGGAAGTGTGGCACGCCCCCTGGTCCTCACAAGAAGGGAAGTCGTGCAGAAAGGTTTAGAAGTATTTCTATCCCCTGCGTGCCAGGGGGGTGCTAGATACCGAGATAGGCAAGGATGTCGATCAACAAACAAGCGATGACGATCTACGCCGCGTACCCGCGAAAGGTCGGACGCGGTGCCGCGATCAAGGCGATATCGAAAGCCTTGAAGATCGTCCCGTTTGACGAATTGCTCGAAGCCGTCGAGATGTACGCTCGCAGCCGCGATGGGCAGGAGCGTCAATTCACTCCGCATCCATCGACATGGTTCAACCAAGAGCGTTGGACCGACGATCGATCGGAATGGATTCCCGAAGTCGATTTCGTGGCCGCATTCGAGACGTTGCGCACATCGATCCGCGAACATGGCGTGATGGGACGGCTCGACGCTGCCAAGACGATGGACGAACAGATCATGGCGGCAGCGCAGCGTATCGGCTGGCAGAAACTCTGCGAGATGACCGAATTCAATCGAGAGCAGTTATTCAAGCAGTTCGGTGCAGCGTACAAGGCTGTCGCCAGGGGGGAAGAATGATCAATAGCCGGGAGGACAGCCCCGCCACCCTGGTCGCCATTATCGTCGCAGCCCGTCGAGCCGGCGATCGCGAGTTGGAACGTGAGTTTCGTAGACGATTGAGGCACCATTTTGGGGTAAAACTGACGTTTGTGAGGCAAACAAATGATCAATAGCCGGGACAAGGGAAAACGCGGCGAACTGGAAGCGGCCAAAGCCTGGTCGGAACTGTTCGGCGTGGAACTGCGACGAAGCCAGCAGTTCTGTGGCCGATCCGATGATTCTGACGATATCGTCGGGCAGCCGGGTGTGTCCCTGGAAGTGAAGCGGGTCCAGAGAATCAACGTCCAACGTGTCGTTGCTCGGGCCGTTGACGATGCCGCTGACGACCGGGTTGCCGTTGTAATGCACCGCGGCGACCATCAACCCTGGCTCGTCAGTCTGCAGCTTGAAGACCTGCCGGAACTGGTGCGGACGCTGTACCTGACGATGGCGGAGAATTAGTTGACAACCGTTACAGAGATGCTCAAAATACCGTAATGACAGCGCAATCATTGGAATTTATCCAAAGGAAGTCATGGAAGACGTTGCGATTCGCCTCACGAAACTTGAAGAGCGAATAAAAACCGAACTGGGCCAGGACGGATTCGACGGTCAGCTATGGCGCACGCTCGACTCCCACTCCCAGCGACTGACTTCGCTGGACGAAACGATCTATCGCGGAAACGGCAAGGATTCGCTGGTCACGCAGATCGCGAAACTTCGCACCGAATTGCGAACCATCGCAGCGGCCCTGGGCGTCTTGATGCCGGTCGTTTTCAAACTTATCGATATGTGGCTCTCGGACTGATTCTCACCAGTCCACTCGCAGCCGCTGAACCGGGATGGGTGCGTGCCAGCGTGACGATCGGTGGTTGTTCTGGGACGATCATCACCGCGGACGGTTACGGCATCTCAGCGGGCCACTGTGCCAAACAGGGCAAGCGAGTCGAGTGGACCGGCTACGACAACAAGACCGAGGGTAAGGCTCGCTGGGTCCACGTCGACAAGACCCGTGACCTGAGCCTGTTCAAACTTGAAGGCAAACCACTGCACTATGTCCCGGTGCCACAACGGCTGCCGGCGGGGCCAATCACCGGTTGCGGCTGGCCCGATGGCAAGGGACCGACACGCCTGGGATTACGGTATTCCAACCGCGAACGGTTCAGCAACCTGACCGGCGACCGTTGGGTCTTCGGTGTGAACGTCGGGCGGTTCCGAAACGGCAACAGTGGTGGCGGAATCTTCATCGGTGACCATCTCGTCAGCGTGATGACGCACGGCGTGGATGATGAATGGGTCTACGGTTGCCGACACGACGAATTGATTGGATTCCTGTCCGATGCCCTGCCGCGGTTTGTTCTGTCCAAGCCGGTTGCTGCCAAGCCGGTGGCTCTTGTCGACGGCTGGGGCGACGTTGATCGCACACGCGAAATCAAGCTGCTGCAAAAGCGGGTGGCCGAACTGGAGGCACTCGTTGAATCGATTAGTAAACGGTCGCCGGTTCCTGGTCCCCCCGGTCCACGCGGGGAACCGGGGCCGGTCGCCAACAACGATGGGCTGAAGGATCGGCTGATATCACTTGAGGAATGGCGCGAGAATTTCAAAGCGATTATTCGCGTGAAGATTGCGCCGAAACAGGAGAACAACGATGGCAAGTAGTGTTGATCTGCAAGCGTTGCTGGAAGCAAGTGCTGGTGAGCGGTTGGCCCAGGCCAGTGCATCGAACAATGCGTTTCTGCAGATGCTCGATCGCAGCTTCGGCAAGGTGTACGCTGAAGTCGACGCCGCCGAAGCATTCGGTAGCCGCGTACTGATCCAGTCCAAAGACGGTCCATCGGCTTAGTGGACGTACAAGCGGAAGCGGATCGACTGCTCGCTCTTGATGAGAGCGGGCGGGAACGGGAGATGGTCGTCGTTGCCCTTCGTCTTGGCGAGGCGGCGAAACAGACCTGGGCGGAATTGCGTAGACTCGACGAGGAGTTTCTACATGGTCTCACCAGTTTTCGAGAGGGGAATGTCGGCCCACTTGAAGGGCCGGAATAGGTTTCTCAACATGTGGATGCACGACGTGGCAGCCCGACTGCAGATCCGCCGCAAGGCACTGGCTCGCGATGCCGGCCTGGACGACAGCTACGACGTGGGAACCTATCCGCCCGAACAGACGTTGATTCAGTCGGGTGGACCCAGCTTCCTGAAAACTGCCTTGGTCACGGCAGCAATGATCGGTCTCGGCGGTGCGGGGGCACTCAGTGCCCTGTCGGTTCTGCCGTCGTCCGCAGATCCCCTCCCGGCGGGGCACGCCGTCGAGACCGTTCCTGCTGCCACGGCCACCGAATTTGACATCACGATCGAAACGGTAGACGGAGCGTTGTCGGTCACCGGCGTCAAAAAGGTCGAGTAATGGAATACTCACTCGTTCGCGATTTATTGCGCAATGGTGACGTACTGGCTTTTCGGTACGATCCGAAGTCATTTTTCAGCCAGTTGATCAGCTTCCGCACACGCAGCCGCATCTCCCATGTCGGCATCATCGTGCGGTTCTATGATCGGCTCTGCGTCGTCGAGGCACTCGAAGGACGTGGCGTAAGAGTCTTTCCCGTGTCAACGCTTCTCAAGCAGGGTCGCACCCTGGTTTGGTATCAAACTGCAATCCCGGTCAGCATCAACCGGTTTGCCATCTGCAACGCTGCCCTCTCGCACTGGGGGCAGAGGTACGCCAGCCCCTGGCAGTTCGTTCGTAGCTTCGGTTTGCTCACCCGCTGGATCTGCGACCGTCTGAAGATCAAACGCGACACGAACGAAGAGCGGTTCTTCTGTTCGGAATTCGTGGTGACGTGCCTGCAGGAAGCGGGCATCGACATCGATGCGGACCCGGCCACGATGTCACCAGGCGATGTCATCGAACTGCCGTGCCTGATGCAAAAAGGAGTCTTGGAATGGACTGGAAGTTCAACGCCAAAATCCTGAGAGTCGTGGACGGCGACACGATCGACTGCCGTATTCGTCTCGGCTTTCATGTCGAAGTCAGAGAAAGACTACGCCTGTGCATGGACGACGGTGTGGGCATCAACGCACCCGAAACCCGGGGTGCCGAACGACCGGAGGGACTAGCTTCTAAGGCCGCCCTGGTGGCCATGATCGAACGATATTGCGAAGACGATGAATGTGTCGTGAAGACCTTCAAGGGCACCAAGCAGGGGAAATATGGACGTTTCCTGGCGTCCCTGGAGACTTCCGACGGGGTAAAACTGTGCGACCTTTTAGTGGAGCAAGGACATGCCGAACGAAAAGCGTACTGACCGGGTGCGTCACGAACCGACGCCGGAAGAAATCAGGGAAGTCTGCGCCGAGATTCGCAAAGGCTGGACCGAACATCAGATCGCCAGGCAAGTCGAAACGATCCCGTGGGAACTGCTTCACGTCAAAACGCCGCCGCTGTTTCAATGACGTGACTGACTTGCAATCGTTGTCGGATTTGGCATAGTCACGTCACAGTTCTGTGAGCAATGATCCTGTCTACCGGGGCAAATCGTGCCAAAGCAAATCCATTCACACATGTGGTTCGTCGAACGGAACAACGACACGACAGGACGACGACGGTTTCCGACCGAAAGGTTGGCACAAAAGTACGCGGAACTGATGGATCGAATCCATGAGGATGAGGAACCTTGCACGATCGTGATGGCCCCGGTCATCGAGATGATCGATGAGACGAAACCCCTCACGCAGCCCGACAACAAGGCAATCATAATCTCGATTCATCGACGTGATATCGGATCATTCCTGCTGCTGACGATCGGAGTCATCATTGCGTGGGGACTGGCGTCTTTCGTCGGATCGCCGTCGATCAACGACGCATCCCAGCCCGGCCAATCCGGCGGCGACGTGGTTCACGCCCGCTGAAGATGTCCCGTGCCCGGGCAATCCGCTGGGACAATGCACGGGTGTACTTGGGGAACTGCCGCGTGCGAATCTCCCGCCCGATCCGTTTCGACCGACGCTGAATCTCCTGGTTGTTGCGTCGTAACGCTTCGGACTTGATCAACGACTCGACAGCGGACAGGTCGATGCGGTTGACCTTGAGAAGTTCCAGTTCACTCGACTCGCTTGGTTTCTCGAA